AAGCCGCCGCTGAGCGCAACTCGCAAAAGACCCTTATGAAGGGGCTCGCTGACGAGCACGCCCGCCACGCGAGCGACGTGGAGAAGGCGCTCGACGAGTTCCGCGATAAGACCGTCGTCGAAGACCAAGGCGACCCGGTGGACGCCAAGGCCGCAGACGGCATGCGCGAGGCCCTCAAAGACCTCCGCTCATCGCTTGCCGACGAGTACACCATGCACCGCGCCAAGGCGATCGCCTGCTTCCGCGGGTTCGATCCGGCCGAGGACAAGGCATTTGATAAAAAAGAGCACCTGAAGGCCCTTCGCGAGGAGCACAACGGCTATGAGGCTCGCAATACCAAGACGCTCGACGAGTTCGAGGAGAAGTGCCTGAAGAGCGCAGCGGGCGACGAGCACGCCGATTGGCTCGCCGGCAAGATCGAAGAATCAGCCCGGGCTCATAAAAAGGCCGTCGTCAAAACCGCCAAGGCCATGTGCAAGGCGGCGTTCGGCGAAGAGGAGCAAGGCGACGAGAAGACCATCGAGATTCTGAAGGAATTCCTGACACCGCACGTCGAGCCCATGATCCTGACGGCGCTGACCGCGAAGATCGGCGCGCGCATATCGGCCGAGACGAAAAACAAGCTGGGCGAGGCCCATCAACATCTGACATCTGCAAAGGCCATTCTTGAGGCTCTCCACGGAGGCCTCGCCGATGGTGACGGGGAGGAAAGCCGCAGTGACGAAGCCAAGTCGGCTCCGGAGGCTCCCGTAATAACTCGGTCGAAACCCCGTTCATCCTCTCGCTCTGACGAGGCGCTCAAGGCGCACTTGCAGGCACGCGAGATCGTGGGCGGCATTGAAGCTGCGGCGCGCGACGCGCTCGGACGACTTAATGCCGACATCCGCGCCGCCAGCAAGAAATAACGCCAAACAACTATATGGAATTCAAAGACATCAAAGCGATGCACGTCACCGCGTTCGACGAGGTGATGAAAGAGAAGCTTGTCCCGATCATCGGGGAGGAAACCGCGTTTGCCGTAAAGCAAATCGTGGAAAAAATGGACTTGCAGCGCAAAGTGCTCGGCAACGACATGACCGGCTTGGGCGAGAAGACGAAGAAGGACTTCGTCAACCTGGTGAAAGCCACGGTTTTCAAGGACTTCACGATCGACACCAAGGCCAACGAGGCGTTGATTGAAGAGCAAGACAACCGCGGCGGGTACTTGGTCTCCCGTGAAATCGCCGATGCCATCATGCGCATCGCCGCTTCCGTGGGTACGATCATGAACCAGGCCGCCAAGTGGGAAATGACCTCTGACGAACTCGCCGTGCCGAACTACACCGGATCGTTCCTTACCGGAGCGTATCTCGGCGTAGACGCACCGGGTCCGGTCACTGGCGTCACCTTCGGCCAGGCGAACCTGATCGCCAAGAAATGGCAGCTCGCGTTCGTGGTCGGCAACGACCTGCTCGCGGAGGCTTCGGTCAATGTCGCGGACTGGCTTCTCGCCCTCGGGGGAGAGGCGCTCGCGAACATGGTCGACTACCAGGGATTTGTCGGCGGAGCCAACTCCGGCGATCCGTTCCTGGGACTTCTGAACTACCCTTCGACGACGACGATCGACCCGACCGGACAAAAGGTATCGTCCTATGTCCTGCCGACCGGCTCGACGACGTTCGCGAAGTTCGCAGTCATGGACGACAGCTCGATCATGATCGGCGACTTGGAGGAGTCAATCCTCGACGGCGCGGCGTTCTACTTCAACCGCACCGTGTGGGCGCGGTTGCGCACGCAGAAGGACACCGCAGGCAACTACATCCTGCCCTACGCAGGGTGGGCCAAGCCCGCACCGGCGATGGAGAACCATCCGGGCGGTGGACCGATCAAGCCGGCAGGAGAGATCCTCGGCTACCCGGTGTACACCAACCGCTGGCTCCCGGCAGTCGGCGCATCAAGCGTCAACGGCTTCTCCGACGGCGCAAGCAACCCGTTCTGCGTCTTCGGCAACATGCGGTCATTCGCATTCGGAGACAAAGGCGAGATGCGCGTCGCGCAGTTCGAGTCGGGCAGCTTCGGCGGCAAGGAAATCGCTCTGGCAGACCAGCGCGGCCTTGTCTACAAGCACCGCCACGCTCTCGCGAACGCGCTTCCTCGCGCATTCGTAGTCGGCAAGACTTCCGCTTCCTAGTTTTTCATCTGAAAGATAGTTGCCTTCTTTTCCTCGAAAGCAACCAACTTCAGAGTTAGTTTACTCGGTAACATCTTTATGCTATGAGCGACGAACAAAACGTCGACGCTGGCAGCGAAACCTCCGGCGAAGAAGCCGCTGCACCCTCGCAAGAGGAAACAGCAGCCGAAACGGCCACGACCGCATCTGAGCCTACTGCATCCGAAAGGGCAGCGGCCGCAGACCTGGGCGAGACCGCCGCGGGAGGTGCTGCCGACGAGACATCAGAACCAGTCGCACCCGACACCGACGCAAGCCGCACCGGCTTCGCGGAGAAGGGCCTGCGCGCTGGAGACGAGTGCAAGTGCCCCGACGGGCGCACAGGCACCGTCCATTCGTTCGATGCCGGCTTTGTCTGCATCCCGAATGCCGACCAGGGTTAATTAGGCCAGGCGGAACGCCCCCGCAAGCTGCCGGATCGACGGTAGCGTGGCACAAACAAACACATTCATATGCGGTTAAATCCATATGACAATGTTCTGGTGCAGCCCATCGTGGCTAGCTCGGTGGCGATTCAATCGCTCACCGGCAGCTCGGCGGTCAACCAGGACTCACTCGATACCGGCCTGACGTTCATCGCCGAATCGATCATGATCCACGTCCGTGCGGAGATCGCCTCTGGCAGTCCGAGCACGGCGACGGTCGCATGGGCTCTTCAGGAGTCCGTCGACGGTTCGACCGACTGGGAAGCAGCGCTCGACAACTCGGGCACCGCGATCGGCGCCACGCTGAACGTCAAGACGCTCGCGGCCGACAGCTACGCTCGCGTGGAGGGCGTGAACCTCGCCGGAACTGACACCGACGTGAACCCGAGCGGCGGACGCATGCGTTACCTGCGCATCGTGTACACCCCGACGTTCACCGGCGGCTCCAGCCCGGCGATACTCGTAAGCGGCGAGTACATCGGCACTCCGGGCTCTGGCTCGAACCTGCCCGTAAGGACAACGGTATCTAATACTTGAGCCTTGCACCTTCGCTTTTCAGTTGTCCGATATTTTCGGACGACTGAAGCGACGAGGGCACAACCTCGCACACATGATCGTCGGCGAAATCGTCTCAGGGTCAGGCACGTCTTGGACGCTGGCGCAAACGCCAGTGGTCAATTCTGCCGCCTTGTATGCGAGCGGCGTTCGCCTTACGCCCGGCGTCGGCAACGACTACACGATAAACGGCATCGCGATCGTCACCGTAAGCAGCTATTCGGCTGGAACCGTGACGGCCGACTACACGCCGCTCTCGGGCACGAACGTCATATCCGGCATCCAAGACCAGCTCTCGCCGTACGCGCTCACCACGCTCCAACGCGTCAAAGACCTGCTCTTCGACCCCAATCTCACGATTTCCCTGAGCGGGGCCTCACTCACCGCCAGTTCCACCAACGTCACCGGCCTTACCGTGCAGACGGGCAAGACCGTGCGTGTCGGGCAGACGATCATGGGCACGGGCATCCCGAACGGCACCACCATCGCGGCCATCATCAGCGCCACGCAGATCACCCTCTCGCAGGCATCGACGCAGACCAATACCGGCCAAACGCTCACCGTGGTCGACCAGCCGACCGCGTTTGACAGTGTGCTCGTACGCCTCATCAACGCGATCACGAACTACATCAACAACGAGTGCGGCCGGGCGTCCTTCGTGCAGAAGACCTACGTCAATGACACGTATTCGATCGACAGCGCCCGCAAAGACCGGCTCATACTGCGCAACACGCCCGTATTCTCGATATCGAGCTTTCAGTGGCGGGCCGGGACGCCGAGCAACCCGAGCTGGACGGACTTCATTGCCGACCAGTACGAGCTCGTAGACCCGCGCACCGATCCGGCGTCCGGCCTAGTCTGGTATCCCTCCGGCATGGTGCGCGTCTATGGCGCGCTGCCGACCCTCACGAGCAACATGATCCGCGCCAGCTACGTCGGCGGCTATCCGGTCAACTGGAGCAATCCGGAAGACCACAACACGCACTGGCTCCCCGGCGACATCACGAACGTATGCGAGAACCTCGTGGTTCGTCGGTTCCTGCGCCGGCAGCTCGCGGGCAAGAGCTCGCAGGCCTTGGAAGGCGCGACGCACCAATGGCGCAACTCGCTCGACCAGGAGGACCAAGACGTGCTGGGGCAGTACCGGGACGTGCATTTTTAGCTATGAAGCTCACTGACCTAAACCCTCAGTTCGTAACGCCGGTTAATTCCAAGAATGAGCCGGCTGGAGAATATTTGGAATTTGATTGCCCGAGGTGCCAGCCACAAGGCAACTGCATCGTGATGATCCCAGTGCCGCCCACCCCGAATGCGTGGCAATTTGAAGGTCGCGACTTTGCGACCCTGACAGTAAGCCCGAGCATTTGGCATCATTGCGAAAGCGACCCGCACTTCTTCATTAAAGGTGGTGATATAATTTTCGCGTAACATGGAATTTCAAGTACAGGTATCCGGCCTCGACCAGCTCGTCGGAAAGCTCAAAGAAGCGCCGTCCATTGCTGCGCCCATTTTGCAGCGCGCGCTCTCCGCCTCCCAAGCCATCCTCGCCAAGCACACCGTCAAAGGCGTCGTGCCGTGGCGCACGGGCTTCCTCACGCAGAGCTTCCGGGCCGAGCTGACGAGCGGCATGCTTCGGTGGTTTCCAACCGCTTCCTACGCGCCGTATGTGGAATTCGGCACCAAGCCGCACGTGATCGAACCAAAGGACAAAAAGGCGCTCTACTGGCCCGGCGCCGCGCATCCGGTGCGGAAGGTCAATCATCCCGGCACACCTGCCAATGACTTCATGGGCAGGTAATTTCCGAATCACAAGGCGAGATCGACGGCACCTTTATCAAAGCGCTTGAGATGATAACGGCGCAGATCGCCGCCCAATAATATGGCTCAGCTCGCAAAACCTATCAAACAGCAGCTTCTTGTCAATTTGCAGGCGCTCAAAGAAGCCGGTGTCATCAATTCGTTCTATGCGCTCGACAAGAGTCCCGATCCGCTCACGACCGAAGCTACAGCAGGCTACCCCTTCGCCATCATCGGCATGCCGCGCATCGCGTCCGATTTCGAGGACCAAGCCAGCAACATACGCACCTACCGCTTCGACATCCTGTTCGTCCTCAATCCCAGCTCCCTAGTGAACCCAGATACGGACGTGGAGGATTTGATCGACGCCGTGCTCAACAAATTCGACACCAACTTCACTCTGGCAGGCACGGCCCAAGCCGCCGTACTCCCGGCCAAGGTGGAGGCTCTTCCAGTGACGACCGGCGATAAAACCTTACTTTGCGTAGTCGTTACGCTTGAGGTCCGCACGCTGTACCAGACCGGGTCATAACTTATCCCCAACCGCACCACCCTCGCCGAAAGGGCGGTACAATCGCTATATGGCACTCGACAATCCTCTTTCCAACAAAATGATCCAAACACCTCCTGCTAAAAAGGGCTTCCACTTCGCTGCCACGGTCGAGCACCTGGCCGAGTTCATTGAAGCGGAAACGATCCAAGAAGCGGAAGCCATTTATCAAAAAATCAAGCGCGCCGTTGGTGGAACGGTAGAAATCTCGGACGCGAGCGAGCCGGCTCCATCCACCGCGCCCGAGCAATCCACAGGCGCGATTGACGAGGAAATTAAAGCGTAAACTTAAACACAATGGCTAAAGGCATCGGCAGACTGATCCAAACGGGGCTTGCGAAGGAAACGACACGCGGCACGGCTATCGCCTCCGCCGCATTTTGGGTGCCGTGGATGGACCTCACGCTCGACGAGAAGAAGGAATTCGCGGTCGACGACCAGGCCTACGGCATCATCGA